GACTCACCGATCCGCCTATATCTTCTAAAGTTTGAGTAAGTAGGGATCTAGTTAATACCACTACGCTTCCTACTAGTTTATTATATGTTTGTATTGTATCTCCAAATCCATCAGAATTTGTATTGGTATTAAAAGTCGCAATAGTCGCATAGGTAGCTGTTGCAAGAGCAGTTGTAAAAGCAATTGTATATTGTCCTTTAACAGTTCTTGTAACTGATGAAACATTGAAACTATCCGCTCCCAATGCAGCAGGATTTGCCGAAGTAAATGTACAATAAGCCTTTATTCCCGATAAAAAAGCTGTTCTATTTGCATTGTGAAAATAAGCTTCAGGTGATGCCCCCTCGGTGTATATTTCCGATTGCGTACCTACGGGAACGCCCGCCGCATGGTTAGTATCAAACTCTATTTTGGTATGCTTGCCATTATCAGCTCCCGCTGTCAGGGCAACGTGATTTACACTGATCTGCGTATTTAATTGGCTAAAATTTTCCAAAAACTGAGGTCTTGACAACGTAGAAGGATTATCCGCCCCTTGAGGGATATTATCTAAATAAGCCATAAAAACTCCTTACCCCTAAGGGTAACTGTAAAATTGATTTCCTATTATTTGGTTGCTGTCGTAAATTGTAGCTACCCGCTGCGTTGATAATTGCTGCATTGTCCTACGTAAAGCCAGCCTTTTTGCAGCATCGAAAAACAGTGCCGTTTTTTGGTAACTTTCCATATCTAACATATCTTGGAATATCTTCATCGCCGTACCAAAAGCTATCGTATCAGCCCATTGTTTTAACTCGGGAAACTCGGCATTAGAAACATATGCCGCAAAATTGGGATAAGCATTTATCTGAAACGTATACGCCCTGTCAGGAAATGGGAAAAACCTAAATTCGTTATTAAAATATAATACGGCTATCGGCGCACCTTTTACAAATCGCCTTGCCGATATGTATATTATCGTTCCTGCAACGGGTGCTGCGGTAAAAGTAATCCCCGTGATTATCCCCGTATCATAATCTATTGCCGCCCCAGCTATTACTGTCCCGTTTTCATCAATAAATCCCCCCGTAGAGTTATCCTTTGCTAAAAGATTTGCCCCTGCAACGGAAACGCCGCTTATAACACAAGTCCCTCTCTCTATAGGAGTATAACTATATGTCCCCGCATAAGGCCCTGCACCGATAACGGCTGTCGCTGTTGCAAATGTAGCGGAGAATTTGTACCCTGCAAATACAGCTTCAAAAGATCTTAAATCCTGAAAATAACTTATCGGCATATTGTCTATATATACCGGCGGTTCAAAATTACTATAGCTGTTTTTAATAGTATCAATAGAATATGTCCCTACTTCAGGAGTTAACTGAAAGCTATAGGTCTGATTCCCATAAAAAAGCCTCGCTATCAAAGGTAAATCATATACTACAAAAGAATGAATATAGTTTGTTAACTCTACAGCGGTAAGTCTATTTGTAGAAGTTAGCCCCGTAACTCTCCTTACCTTGTTTTCAATATAGGCATAATCGTTTAAAGGTGTTGCCATTTTCTCTCCTTAATGTAAAGCCGCTTTACATAAAGTTTACAGGCACACACTCATATTTTCTGTCATGCCCAACAACTTTAGTGGTTAATAATGTTTTCCCATACGCATCTTTCTCATATTCCCTTAGCGGTTCGATGCAGTCATTGTTAATATGATTTATTACTGCCATAGGCAAATCATATGTCTCCCCATCTTTTAGTTTGTAGTCGATATAAGGATCTTCTTTGTATTTTTTAAATGTAAATTCAAGCAAGCCGCCCTTACTTTTATGGTTGATGAATCTAATCTTAGATATTTTTGAGTCCTCAGCTTGCAGCTTTTCTATTTTTGCCTGCGCTTCTTTCTTTTCCTTATCCGTCATAGGTTTTCTTGAACCGTAACGAAATGATCTAAATACAGTCATATTTTTCCCTCGTTTAAAGGAAGGGAGATTTTTATATCCCCCCCCTAAAATTAAATTAAGACGTAAAGTCTCTACTAAATGCCATCCAGTCCATTATGTTTCCGTTAGCTCCAACTACCCCTGTATTTAAATACATCGCAAAATATGCGGTGTTATTTATTGCAGAAGTTAATTTTGTAGCAACTTCACCAACCGGTGCAACATGCGGATAGGATACTCCCGCCGCTGCTATTGCCGATGTAGGATAAGCAAATGCCGTAAATGCCGTTGAATTTATATCAGTTGTGATAGTAGATGCCCCTACTGCCGTTACAGTAGCAAGCATACCATCAATTTGCGTCATGCCGAAATTAGCGTCAGGAACGTGTATTCTCACCTTGTCGCCAACTACGTATTGATGCGCAACCGACATTGTAACTACAGCCGCCGCCGCTTGCGTAATACCTGTAATCCATCGTTTTGACGGAGAATAGTATTGCGCTGGGATAACCCTGTAATCAGCATTGGTCGCTGCTGCCGCAAAAGCCGCAGAATTTAAATATCCTAGAGTGAAGTCAACGCCCGGTGTTGTCGCAGTTACGGTAAAGTCAAGTCCCGCAATTTGCAGCATGCCTGTTGTATTGATCATTCTAACGATATTTCCTACCGCAGGAGATGTGGCATCAGAAACTACAGCGGGGTTAGCCGCAGTAATTGCAGTTCCAGTCGCAACTAATGCTCCCGGAGTCTGAGCGCTATAATCAACGAAAGTAAAGCCAAGTCCAGCCGCCGCAATTGTCGTTGCGGTTAATGCAGAACCCCCACCTTCAGTCAATGTATGTGCAGCGCCGTCTGCCATCCCATACCACCATTCCGATCTTACTACCGCTGTCGGAGCTGTACTCCATAACGAACGGTTCATAATAACGAAATAGTCGGGTCTTTTTGGCAGCTCGATTGCTCGCGCTGCAGCTGTAGAAGTAAAACTTCCACTTGCAATAAGTCCTTGTGGTGTACTCATATTTTACCTCCTTAAGCCAGTGTTGCGCGTAAATTAATCAACCATTGGTCGTTGTCTATGACACTACCAAATGTAAATCTAAATCCTAGCGAATGTCTCAAGTGTGCAGGGTCATCTCCTGATCCAGGAGGATTATAGATCACTCTAAGATCCCCCCCTTCTAAAGACACGCAAGAATAAGATTCTTGAGCTACAACAATATTGTTATAAACGTCATTGCCTAATGCTGAAGCATTAGCGGTAACCGATCCTCTTGACGAAGTAAAGCATCTAATGTTTCCAATAGAACACCACTCAGCCGAAGAATTCGATGCGTTTGGATTCGGATATTGCGCTTTGTTTATCGCACCTGCAACATTCTCGAATTGGCTGATCATGTTGGTGTGAGAAAGCATCGCGTAGGAATCACGAATCGGTGCTGTTGCGAATTTATTTTCTCCGCCTTGCAGAGCATAGATAAATTCACCATTATTATTTTGCAAAGTTTGCACGATTCCATCTACATCGGATCTTACGATCTCTGTAGGGACATCGCCGTTAGTTCCCCCTGTGCAATTCACCATGCCGGCTGTTGCCTCAAGCATATCTCTTATAAGCTGATCCTCAGTTTCCGCCAAACATTGAGTAAGACGGGCTGTTATGCCATTTCTAACATCTTCCTGATTGATTAAGCTTACTTGGTATGATATTGGCACATACGTTGCATAAAATCTTGTTTGCACGTCAATATCTACTGACGTTTGCAACTGTGCTGGAGGGTTCATCATTGCAGGATCTACAGGTACAGGTACTGTTTCAATCCTGTTGTATCTTCTCTTCCTATAGATATAACCAGACTGTTGAGGTATTGTAAACTTTGGAGCAAACATTGAAAAGATCCTGAATGCCTCCGGAGTCGACAATAATTTCCTCATGATATCTTGTTCTACCATAGGTGGAAGTGTTGTCCTTGTTACTATAGCCATTGAGTTTCCTCATTGTTATAGCCGACCCGCCTTTCGCATCATCTCATAATAAACGTCTTCTTTAGACCTTTCAGCCCAAAGATTTGCCTGAGATAAGGGAGCAGACCTCCCTACAGACGCCGAAAGCTGCGGTTTATCCTCGTTTTCTTTAAGGATTTTCTCGCTGTCTTTCTGTTTCATTTTCTCGTCTGTCATTACAAACTTTTTAATTAGCTTATAGCTCGCTTCCCAAGGGTTAGACGAATTTACACAAGTATGAGCAAGTAACGGCTCGGCTTGTTCAAATTTCTCTATGTTTTCTTTAGTCATAACAACGTCAAAATCATTAAATTGTGCTTTTACCTTGGAGGGGAGAGCTTTCCGTTCCCTTTCTGCAAAAGATTCATCTACAATCTTTCTAGCCCGAGCTTCGCTTAGCTTTATTGCCTGCTTTACAGTAATAATATCGTCAGGGTCTAGCGACTCCAGCTCATCTTTTTGCGGTTCGGGCGGTTTCTCCTTCGCCTGTAGGTTAGCTTTAATTTCCTGCAATTGACGTTCAAGCTCTTGGCTTTTTCGATCAGACATTTCTGCCTTTTCTCTAAGCTTCGCAAAATTCATCTCTTTTGAGCTTTCCTCTTGCTTTTGAGCTTGCGACTCTGAATTAGCCTCAGGGGCAGCGACCTCTTGAGTAGTAACGCTTTTAGCTTCTTCTTCGGTCATTTATTTTCCTTTTGGGTTAGCAAGACCCTTATACGCTAAGTTTGCGATTAGCAGCCTATAACGCAGGCAGCGAATTACTAATCTTTATTTAAGTGTTAGTATTAAAGACTTTAATTGTCAATAAGATTGTATTTTAAAATGTGTAATACTGATTTTAATGATGAGGATTAAGCTAGGATTTGCTATGATTTTTGGAGTAAAAAAGGTGAAAAGGTGGAATGGATTGACGTTACCGAGAGGTTGCCTCCTAGTAATACGAATGTGTTAATTAATAAATACGATCCTAGAGAAAAGGTTAAAATGAACTTCATTAATATCGGCTTTAGAATTAATAAATATTGGTTTTATGCTGATAATGAGGAAACTGAAATTGACGGAAAGTACGGATATGTAACTCACTGGATGCCACTTCCCGACGAGCCTAAAAAGACTAGCTAAAAGGAATAATAATGGGATTCGTGTTAATCTTAATCCCTTCTTGCTTTATATACTTTTTGATCGTCTCAATATATTCAGGAGAACATCTCTCGGGATATTTTAATATATTTAAAAATTGTGATCTGTGAGGAAGACTCCACAACATCAAACATTGCTCTTTTTTATAATCGTACTCAAAAAGAGCTGACGATTGGTGAAGCTTTTTCCATGGCCTTTCTAAAGCAAAAAATTGAAACTTAGTCTTGCCCTTATCAAAAACATTCCTTTCTACCCTCGCCCAAATCCATATCTTCGGTAGTTTAAGCTTTTCGCTTTGCTCGATTACATACCAAAGTTTAGCAAGAAAGTCTTTGCTAATTTCTTTTGTAAGATCGCCCACCTCAACAGGAGAATTGGGCAATCCTATAAATTTTGTTTCTTCAGTAACAGTCATCTATTTAGAATATCTTCCTTTGTACGTCCCTTTCCCTTTTATTGTCATTGCATTAGAGTCTTTATTGTATCGGGAAGGGTAAGTAACCTTACCTTTTACTGTAAGTTTTGATGCTGACGAATTGCTTGCTTTTTGCATACTTTTTCCTATAGGTTGAACAGAGCATAAAGAGGGTATATCAGCCTTATTATGCTCTTTATTTTCAAATAGTATGACAAGTATTTAATTTAATCAAGGAAAGACTCCATTTTGTCTTTCGTAAATTTTATCCCATTTCCCATAATCAGTCGAAGAATCAAATCTATCGCCCTTATCGCCTTCATTGCTTTCACAAATACATTTAGGACTTTCCTCCACTATTACTTCTTCTTCCAAATTTTTTAAATTATCAACTTCCTTAGAAGCGTTAGTGGCGGATAAAGGCGTAAATCAATCTTTGAGGATCTTAGCTATCATATGACAAGCTTGTGCAGCTGTTATATCTCCCATGACAACACAGTCCAATATTCCCAAAATTTCGTCATACACAGCTTGCGGCATATGCACAAACTTTTCTATCATCTCTTTTCTCCCACTAAATATTTTTCCGCTAAAATTTAGCAGATCAAAAAAATTGGGTAAAGCTATTTTCCTCTATACATCAAAAAGTTTCAAATGTTTGTTTATGTTTTTTACGTGATGGAAGGTAATCCAACCGTCATCAGTTTCAATTGCAAAGTTTTTGATGCTGTAAAAGCTTTCGTCTAACATTCTGAATAGCTCTTTTATCCGTTCTATCGTTTTTGCCTTGTCTTTCTCTAAATTTACAGATTTTTTGAAGTCAAAAGGTTCAGCTTTCCAATCGTGGGTAATATATACGGGAGTCTCGTTTTTGCAGCACCAATTAAAACAGTTACAGGAATCGGCTATTTCTATTTGGATGGGTACGTCCCTTAATTCTACAGTCATAAACTCTCCTTAAGCTTTTGATGGTACTCGTCAAACTGCTTCGCATTGCACCATCTTTTGTAGCTTCCTAACCCTTCCCCATATCGCAAAGTCCCCTTCATGAATCTACATATTTTAGAGCCTTCCAGCTCAATTACTATCACTTCGTTTTTTTCGGGCATTTTCTCGGAAAATTCGTGCCACTCGATCATTTTTTTTCTTTTTTCTTTTTCGCTCTTCTCGTAATTATTTTTGCCACGTCCTTTAATTTCGGACAATTTTCTTTTTCACATGTTTTAATAATTTCAATATCATCGTCCTCACACTCGTTTTCATTGCTAAACGATATATATTCTCTTAATTTTTTGCTTAAATTGCTAAACCATTCCATCACTTCCATCACTACTTTCCTTTGTTTCGGAATCTCCCAAAGCCTCTTTAGGCGTTTCCATGTTTGCTTGTTCGGCTTCTTTTTCCCGCAAAGAATTAATTATGTCTACAGCTTGTTGTAGGTGTGTTAAATCTATCCCCTGTAGCTCTTTAATTGCCTTCACTTTATCTAAAGTTGCCTGTTCAAGGTCTTTTATGCTTTCTGCTCGCCTTTCGTGTGCCAAAGCCATATTAGAATAAACCCTTGATTCTCTTTCGTCTTTTAGCCCATAGTCCGCTGCCGCCCTAGCCCTAGATAGCTCCGCCCTTGCTTTAAGCTCCTCTAATGTAACTTGCATCTGCATCATTTGTGCTTGTTTTTGCTGATCTTCGGCTTGTGCTATTTTCTGAAGAGTTTCCGCCTTGTTCTGGAATGACGCATCCGCTATTAAATCCTCTGTAGGTATAGGAATACCCAACTCTCTTAAGTATAGTTTTTGCTTAAATGCCGTCATTCTTTGCGTTGGAGTGTTCGCCCCTTCGACTACTACACAATCGTATTTTTGGAACGAACGATTGTAAAACTGGGGGGTAGGTTTTTGTTCGATAATCCTTTCAACTTTTGCGGGCGTAGCATTTGCCTGAATCAAATCAAGCTCTATGTTGCCTAGAAGCTTCATAGCATAGTCTAAATTGTCAAAAGGTATCTGAATGGTAGTAAGACCCGCCCCTTGCCTTAGCATGCTTAAAATGCCTGCCTTGTCATCTTCAGCGCTTCCCAAAAGCTCTTCGTTTACCCCGGATATCTCCCTAAGTGAATTGTTAAGCATCTCTATTACTTGAATTGTACCCGCGGATAGTTCTCCCGGTGGTATTTTCTGCACGCTATCAAGCCCTAAAGGCGCTTCTTTTTTAATATACATGACTTGCCCCTGCCCAGATTTAAAAGCGTCCTTATCATTTACAAGAGAGTCCTCCATCACTTTTAATCCCGAATTAATTTGCGATTCCAATATGTCAAGCATTATCCTAGAGCGTCTATTAAGCAAAAATTGAGGGTCTCGTAAGTCCCTTACCATTCCTTGTATCCTACCATCAGAATTAATTAAATCAGGTTGGTGGTAACAAATTACAGGCACAAAAGGATATTTATCTATTTTGTAAGGATTTGCCCCATGATACATAACAACCCCGTTAATCCTTATCGCTAGCTTAACTGACGGGATTTGCATCTTTTTTACTTTGATTTGCGGATACTGCATTAGGAACAGGTTGAGATTTTCGCTGTCGCCCTTCCATTCCTGCATTTCCTCCGTCTGGTAGTCAATTAGCATTGTAGCTGACCTATTACACAAATACCAAAATTCATCCCAAGGCAATAAATTTCTAACCGGTAATTCATATTGTTGCGGCTGATAGTTAAATAAAGAATCCCTCGAGCCTTTGACCCTCATTTTCTTTATCTCGTTAGCCCTTTTCGGCATTAACGCCGCTGCCGTTTCCGTAGGTAAATATTTTCTCGTCCAAACATATTGACAGTCGGATAAATCTTTCTGCCTAAAATATGGGTCAATTACATATCCCGAATACCCTAAATTATCTAATTTAATATCCCCTGAAATAGGATCTGTCCTATGATCTACCCATATCGATAGCAAATTCATTCCCGTAATTAACGATCCCAAAAACGCCTCGGAAACAATAAAAGTCATGTTATTGAAATTGTTAGCCCACCTCAATATTTTAGAAAATTGGTTAGATGTTTCTTCATCAGAATTCTCAATAGCTATACATTCTAAAGCCTTTCGGTTTTGTCGTTGATATCCTGCCGGCATATTAATAATAGATCTAATCTTGTTGAATGAAAATTGCTTCCGCCTAGACGCTGGCATTGCAGAATAAACCTCATCCCAAAGGGTCGAATCCCCCGAATAATATCTCTCATCCAACGATTGCTGATACCAACGCTGTTGAGTTATTGCAGATACCTCGTTATATACGCTATCCATTGTTTTAGAAATATCTTTGTCATCATCTACATAGTAAGAAGAAAAATTTCTTTGAGCATAAGCAGCATAAGTCATAAACAAACCTTCTATTAACAACTTTACGATAATATCTTAAGATTTATTTGACAATTAAGAATTTTGGAAATACTAGAAATATTTTTAGAAGCTAAGGTTCCTTCTCATCTTCCTTGATCGTAGCAAGCCCCAAAAAGAAACGCCTCGTGTCTAAAGTTTCAAACGCCCCTAACGTTAATTTTTGCATTTTGATTAAAAGCTGTTCGTTAGTCCACATTTGGCTTGCATCTTCGTTTAATACGTTTTTTACGACTTTGTTAGCCCTCTGTACGACCTCGTAATACACGCTTTTTTTGGATAGGTTAAGGGCTAATAGATCTAATGCCTGATCAACATCTCGAAATGCTTTAGTAACTTTTTCGTTTCTATCGTATATTTTTTCGGGTATGGGGCTTAAGAAACACATTGTTTATCCTTCACGACATTGTTCTCATTATCTCTAAAAAGCTTTTTTCAGGCTCTACATAAATTAAATGTAGGACTAAATGAATTAAATAAAAGACTATGATAATAAATGCAAACAAAAAAATCATGAATAAAAATATATGATTTTCTGCATAAGTTATTATTTTATTATGCAATTTCACAAATCTATTGTTAGGTGATAGTTCCATAATTCTCTCTTTTTAATGTTTCGATCTTTAGATACAAAAATATCTTAGATATCATTACAAAAATAGCTAAAACAATTACCCCAATGAATATTGCTCCTTTCAACAAAATGATTTGCATTTTTTTGTCAGGAACTATTTCATCAAAGGTTTTTGCATTAATTGGTTCAATTGCCATAAAACTCATTAAGTAGTTACAATTTCAGGTTCTGAATCATAGCCATTATCGGCAATATTCATTGGTTCTCCTGTTTTAGGATCAGTGAAATGGAATGATTTATCGTAAGGATTTGCAGGCTCAACTTGATGAAAATGAAAGAAATGATGAATAAAATGATACCAAAAACATCCAGTATCATGATTATCTATTTCTTTAAACTCTCTTGGCGACTCAACTTCATTATCACTTCTAGGCGAATCTATATCTAAATCGTCTATATTACCGGCTTTTATTAACGCCATTGATAAAGCCATTGCTATCCCTGCTACACATCCTATTTTACCTAAAGTTTTTAAAGTTTCGTTAGTACCACCTTTTTGAACATTATTTTGATTATCATTAATCAAAAAATTACTATCTTCTTCTGTTTTATTTGCAGAACATCCGCAAAGTCTAATACACATATATCTCTCCTTTTGTTTAAATTAACAAAAGATATTCTAAATGAGGACTATATTTAATTAAACAAAATTGATTATTTTAATTATAATATAAATTACTTAATATACCATATTATTTAATTTTATATCACAAAATGATAAATTTAATATTTTCTGTTTTGTATTTTGAGATCATCTAACGCAATTGAAAGCCCCGTAAACTCAAAAACATCTTTGACATATTGATTAATAGCCCTTACCTCGTCTAACGATTGTATCTTTAAATCTATAGGCATGGCAATTATCTCGCTGATTCTTTCGTAATGGTTTACAAGCTCTTGCGTTAGAGAATTCTGTAGATTGATTTGCGTAATCGCCAACATTATTTTTGCTTTGATTTGTCGCAAATCGGCGTTCATTAAATTTTCGTTGTTTTTTTTAGACATTTCCTTAATTAAGCTGACCATTATTCCCCCTTAGGCTTTTTTTAAATCTTTCGCCTATTACTTGTATGACATTCGTTGAAACGGCATTACCCGTCATCTTATATCTTCTCGTGTCCGATATCTCTTGCCCGTCATGTCCGTATTTTGTCCAATTTTTTGGAAATGATTGTAAAAATTCACACTCTACAGGTGTTAACCTTCGTATACCCATTTCAGTATTATATAACCCCGTCTTTGCCCCAATACCACCTGAAAGCCCTTGAAGTGTGCAAGCGTTCCCATCTATCCCATAAACCCTATAGCCTTGAGAGTTTTTTTTCGTCTGAATATATGTTTCTCCGCAACATCTTAAAGCCCCGTATCTGCTATCAATCGTGGAGCAAATCCCCTCTT